GATGTACCTCACAGCGTGAGGCACTGATTTTACTATCATGGCCACCGCACTCGGTGCATCTGGCTAGCGCAATACTTCCGTAAGACAGAAGACGCGAGTGACTGCGCAGAGATTCCCAATTTACAACGTAAACCTGAGCCTCGTGTTCGAAGGCCTTACGACGCTGGGTTGCAGAGCCCTTAACTACCTGAACATCGATACCTGGCCACCAGCGGTCAAACTCGCGCTCCCAGTTAGTCTTCAAAGTGTTGGGGCACACGATCATGGCAGGAAAAACCTGCTCTCCAGAGTCGTGTAGGCGCTTTAGAGCGCGGATAGCTTGAGCAGTCTTGCCAAGCCCTGGTTCGTCTGCTAGTAGGGCTCTGCGAGCCTTAGAGAGGAACTCTACGCCAGCACGCTGATGAGGAAATAGGTCTTCATCGCCCTCCTCCATCATTTCGATTTCACGTAAGACGTTGCTTGGATCGATACGATTGATCTTCTCGTCTGTAGCCCACTTAGCTAAGTTAGGGCCAATCTCCAGCTGATCGCCAAAGGTTGAGCGGAGGGATAGGCATCCAGTCCAAGAAACAGGGATGCGCCAAACGTTGCGGTCTGAGTCCCACTTAGCACCTGGAAGCGAGCGGCAAACCTCTTTTAGACGCCACTCGGCGTTAACAATGATGTGCTCGCCGTCTAGTTCTACAAAAACACCCAATTAGGGTCTCCAATCTGTTACTACAACTATATTATCAGAAAAAAATCGTGTGTGCAAGCTTTTTTTGATAATAACTTAAAAATTTATTTATCTAGCAATCTTACTGGCTTCCAGCCTTTAGACACAAGTCTAAGTAGGGCGTGTCGAATTGCATCCAGAGCGTGGCCAGCCCCACCACGATGCCAGTAGCCCAGCTTCTTTAGTGCTTCGTTGGTGAACATTGACATAGCATTTGCAGGAGCCTGGAAGTATATATCGTCCATCTTTCTACCATTATCTAGTAGGCATTGTTTTACAATACCGATTACTTCCAAAGAGTAGGGCGCTTGTGAGTTACGGACGGTCTGAGCGTTGATGACAAATCTCTCACAGACAACATCGAGATGGTTGCGAATTACAGGATTCAATAGGACCTCACGTACAGCCTCGGCAACTTCCCATTGCTCTAACTCTCTAGACCACTCCATAACAGGCTCAGCGCCCGCCTCGCGGCTAAATAGAGCCATTCCAGTGGCTTTCCCTGGATCAATAGCCAATACATAGTCAGTCATTAGTACTTCTCTCCCCAGTTTTCTAGTGGGCCATCTGCATCTGCCGTAAGAGGCACGGCCCAGCCATCGGTAGTTGTCATGCACCTACGCACAAGTTCCTTGATTTCTTCTGCATCCTTGCGAGGGGCATTGAGCACAATTTCATCGTGTACAGGGACAATAAGTAGATCTGTAAGGTCAGCCTGGTCAAGTTTGACTAGGTTTGACTTGAATACCTCGGCTGCACCGCCCTGAATTAGGTAGTTAACAAGAGTGTATACGCGGTCTTCATCGCAAGGGATACGACGACCAGTCCAAGTATTTACGAAACCCTGACCTTCTGTCTCGAGACGTTCGGTTCCACGCTTTTCAACTGCCTTCTGGAATAGTTGCATTCCAGGATAACGTTCGTCAAATGCATTGGAAACAGCACGCATTTGATCCTCTGGGACCCCCGCCGTTAGAGCCTGCTTTGATACACCAGCACCATATAGACGCCCGTACACAACGCCTTTGATAAGGCCACGGCGCTTATCTGATTTGACCATGGATGGGTCGTTGTAGACCTCACGGCCAATCTCGGTGAACGGGTCAGAGCCAGTCGCATCTGCAAGATTGAATAGGTTAATCAAGTTCTGGTCTTGAGATAGGGACGAAAACATACGGAACTCGACCTGGTCAAGGTCAGAAGTGATGATTACGTGGTCATCATCCTTAGGAAGGAATGCACGACGGACTGTATCGTCACCCTTTGGAAGGGTCTGCAACGCTGGATTCTGGATAGACATACGTCCAGTACGAGCGCCCATTGTATTGATCGACGGGTGGACTAGCCCATTTGTATTGTCGTTCAAGAAGTTTAAGAAATATGTATTTGCAACCTTAAGTGCCTGACGGTACTTCAGGGTAGTATCTGCAAGTTGCTTGACTTCGGGGGTGCCATCAATCGTCAGCTTTTTCAGCTGATCTTTCGAGGCAGACTTCTGACCAGAGGGAGTAAAGTCAGTAATCTCGGCCCCCAGGCTCTCGAACGTCCTTACCAGCTGGGGATTACTTCCAATACCTAGGCCATAGTTCTGCTTCGCCCAAGTGGACACCTGCTCGGTGTATGAGATGAGTTCATCGTACTTTTTCTTGGAATACTCAAGGTCTACACGAGCACCATTGAGTTCCATTTTAGTTGTGATACGACGAGTATTCATCTCGAGTTCGTAGGCCATGCTATATGGCTTACCAGGGGCAGTCAGATCCCAAAACTTTTCGAAGAGCTTCATAGTTAGCACTGTATCAAGTGCACCATAAGACCAGTAGGGTTCGTAGTTGATAGGTACAGTTCCCCATGTCCAGCCGTTATCAGTTAGCCCATGATCCAAGATGCTTTGGAGTGCTGCTGCACGAGGATCTACGTGGACACGTGTTAGCTCCTTTAGAGCAGCGCTCTCAAGAGGATTAATAATTTTCGACATAATCATCGTGTCATGCGCACGGTGCCAAGGAAGTTCCCAGTCAGACTGAACGTCGAACCAGCGAGCTTCGAAGGCGATATTGTGGCAGACAATAGGTCCGTCGAAACGGTCCATGGCGTTATAGAAAACACCCTTCCAATCTTCCCATGGTATAGACCAGCCAGTCTGCCCATCACCAACCTGAACTAGGCGTAGGCGACCATGCCAAGGGGAGAGAGCATCTTTCTTTGGATTTCCTGGAAGCTCGCCAGTCTCGGTGTCAATGGCAATAGCATTTAATGGACGCCGCTCCCCCAGCCAGGTCATAAACGCCTGAGCTTTTTCTACGGTGTCTACAAGGTGGAGATTAACTCCCTCTAGAGCTGATGTCATTAAATGTCTTTTCTATTGAGGCTATAAAACTATTTAAGTAGCATACACACTTTTTATCTTAGAGTCAACTTTAGATGCATCCTTTAATAAACGCTGAGCTACTCCAGTTAGGTAGTAAATGCCATGAGCATCATCATATTTATATAGGGCACTGACTATGTCTGACGGATCCTCCGTAATTTGAGCCCAGTGGCGGTACTTTTCAGGAAAAATCAAAGCCAAACTAGAGTCTGGACTACACTCTTCGCACTGTACAGCTGCATCCTGAAGCTCTCCCTGGGGTGCCTCGGTGAGTCGATACCTCGACACTAGGGGGCATGCAGCTCCGTGGTATATCAAAGACACCCCCGTACGAGAAAGAATATAAGATCCACTATCTGTACGATATAGCTCAAACTCTATCCAGCGATAGGCACCATTTCGTTCTGAAGTAGATTTTGCAAGTAGGGTCCCATTGAACTGTAAGGTCCTCTCCCCGTCCTTAACTGAGTACATTAAATCAAAAACCTCTCTGCTCGAGTTCGTCTACCTTTGCCTTCAACTCTTTAATGGAGTTGATTAGTATAGGTATAAGCCGAACATATTCCATACCGAGCAGTGCATCGGTCTGCCCATCGGGTAGATGCGCCTTACCCCAGTCAGAATCATCGATAGGGACGATAGTTTCGGTAGCTTCCGATCCATACTCTTGTAGTAAAGATTTAACTTCCTGAGCCAGCAGACCATACTCGACTACACCTGGGTGATATTTAAATTCATACTGCTTAGGCTCTAATCTAGATACAAAATCCAAACCAAGCGGTAACTCTGATATATTTTGCTTAATTCGCTCATCTGAGCTAGACGTAGTCAATAACCCGTCTGAGCCCACGTAAACTACCTTGTTAGATACGGAAGTGTGGGACAAGCTAGATCTAAACGTCCTACCAGCTGCAGTAACTCCAACAATTCCATACCCCGTGCCATATAGATCGGGGATATCTAAACTTCCAGAGTCTAATTTAATTATGGAGCTAGCTTTGGTAGCTGCCGCAGACAGCCTAATGCCTACACCAGAACCTACCAGCGAGATTGCTCCTGGAAGTAGTCGCAAGCTCTCCGTAGAGTTATTGTCTAAAGTTAGCCCGTATGTGGACACGCTACCACCATAGATAGTGCCTACTTCAGTAGATCCATTAAAAAATCTAAGTGAATCCGTAGCAGAGTCCATTTGGACACGAGTTCCACTAGATGCTGTCCTTACTGTCCTACCAGTTAGAGTACCAGCCGATATCTGAGTAGCTGAAATAGCACCAGCGTATATGTAGTTAGTGTCAATTTCAAGAGCAGTAATGGTGTACGCGGCTATCTGATCTGCCGAAATAGAGCCAGTGGTTATCATGCCGCCATTTATAGTCGTAGAACCATAATTTATATCATCGGCAGCTTTACCCTTATCTAGCTTACCATTGACCGTTATATTGACGCTATCGGCCGTTGACTTAGCAGTATCAGCAGTTGATTTAGCGGTACTAGCAGTAGCTGACACGGTGTTTAAGGAGTCCGTAGTGGCATAGCCACCAATTTGAACTCCACTAGCGATATATACCGCGCCTGTATTGGCTAATACTCTAAAAGTGACACTTCCATTAGTGTCATACCCGTAGAAACCAGTACTATCCATAGTAACTCGATTACCAGTCTGGGATAGCTTACTGCTAATTACATCACCTTGGACAATCTTGGCAGTTATTGCTCCAGCCTTGATCCTATCTGCCTCGATAGTATTAGCTTTAACTAGGTTCCCATGAATCTCCATACCCTGTACTAATTGCCCAGTTACGGTCATTCCTGTAATTTTGTCGCCAACAACCATAGTTCCAGGGACTATATTTGCAGCAGCTATGACTCCAGCAATAGCGTTAGCATCAACTAGAGATTCGGCTTTGGCGGTAGTGGGTGCAGAGAATCCCGAGGACTGTCCAGAGGCGTCCATAACTTTAGCTTTAAAGTAGTAACTAGTTCCGTAGGTTATTCCGTCGGCAAAAACTAATTTTGCACCTGTAACAGCGGATATAACTCCAATTAAATTTGCATCGGTAGGAGTAAATGATGCACTAGTTATTGCTGCATAGATGTATAGCATGGATACACCTGGTGGCATCGGCTGAACTACTCCAGAGGAGTTCTCCATATTACCGTTCCAAGTAAGGGTTATAGTCCCCATGTACGAAGTAGCCGTTAGAGGTGTAGGTCGCACGTTTGGTAGAGAGCTAACTGGCCCCGTTCTAGTTGTATGGGTACCAGTCAGCGCGATTGAGTCCTGAAGCCCACTGTCATATGCGATTACAGAGAAGTAATAAAGCGTTCCCTGCTTCAACATGTCAGACCCTGAGAACTTGTATGTAGTGGCCCCACCACGAATATCTGCTGAAGTCCACGGGTCAGAGGTACTTTTACGCCACTTCAGGGTATACCCTACTAGGTCAGTTAATGCCTTACCAGCTTTAGTTTTATCGGGGGCAGTCCAGCTCACAGTAAAAGTGGCTACTGGTACGGAGTTATTCCCATAAAACTCTACATCATCGTTAGCAAACGTTAGGCTAGTGGGAGCAGCTGGAGGATCGCCATCCCGTATTGGATCTGCAACCTTACTATAATCAACCCAACGTATTCCATCCCAGTAATACAGGATATTGTTGGCAGTGTCTGCCCAGGTAGAGCCTACAGCTAGGTATTGTCTAGCCACGGGGAACACGTACATCGTAGTATCGGGGGCAGTGGCGGCTATAGGAGTATCTACTCCCGCATCTAGAACATAGGTGATGCTAGAGCTAGTAACCGCGGTTACCTTCACTAAACCATCAACGCCGTAAGCTCTCGAATCCGCAGCATAAATGTCCACGTACAGTATGTCGCCAACAACAAATTTGTGGGCACTGGCTAGGGCTAGGGTCACTGTAGAGCCTGAAATTGCATACGTAGAGATAGCAACTTTAGTTATAAGAGTTTTTTTAGATGTCCAAGTCTTTGGTGCAACAGTTTCAGGCTTAAACGTGTATGTATTAGATATAGTAACGCCAGTGCGCTGACCAGATGTAGGGCTCTGGGCGTATGATGGCCTATCAGTCCAGGGGGCAGTATCCGTAGATATAACCTTAAACGCTTTGCCATCTACGTCGATAGCCTGAGTTGATGTACCGTGAATACCGTGAATCTCTAGGATTCCATCTTTAGACACTCCTAGAGTAGACTCTAAGAATATCTCTACCCTATCCTCGGTAAGTTTAGAGTTAGCTATGCCCTTGGGATATACATAGGCACTTTCAATCTTTATAAATCTCGCGGGGGCATCTGGGCCTACATATGCGGCTGGCGGAGTATCTGCCGCGCCTGAATCTACAGCAGCAGATACCTGAGCTTGCGTGAGTAGGCTAATAGGGCGCAGCTCTACAGCCTTCATCCTATCGTCTAGGCGACTCATGAGAGTCGTTAGTTTTCTGCGACGTCTTCTAATTCCCATTGAAAACCTTTCCATCAATAACTACGACACCAGATATAGGAAGTGACGGCTCCGTCACTAGCTCCAGGCTAACCTTCTCTGGATAGCTAGGGGTATCTGGTACTTCTACTGAATACGAGATTATTTTTCTGACTAGGACGCCGTTGTCTATGCCGTAGTCCTGCTCTAGATAGCTATCGGCTCTTAGAGATACAAAGGCATCATTCAATTTAACCGAGCACCAGTCTCCAGGCTTATACGTGCCCAGTATCGGGTGAGCTGACCCATTTGTTGAAATGGTAAAAGTACTGATAGGCGGGATAGACTCAGAAAGAAGTCTAGAGGCTTGCTTCCATAGGACTATCTCGTCTGCCGAATCTAGGGTATCCACTGCGTCTAGAATTGGCCACCCCTGGCGCAGGAGCTTGTGGTTAGATGCAGCAGAGTATGGCTGGCTGGCATCAGAGCTTAAGTCAGAGTCCTTACCCTGAACAAAGAATCGAGTAGCGGCCTCATCTGCGTTCTCTTCAAATTCTGCCTCTAGAATGTTTCCAGGATACTCGAATATAAGACGGTCAGCACCGTAGGCACTTGCTGGAATAGAGTCAGAAGTCCCGTTCGGCTGATCTGCTAGCCAGTCTTTTAGTGACTTTGGAACGATAGATAGAAATCTGAAGTGGCGCTTGAAGGAATTGGTAGTTGCATCATATTCGCAATCTACTCGATACTCAAAGCCATTAGGTTTAGTACTGTATTCTTCGAAGATATTGGCAACAGTCTTAAGCTCGAAACCTCTAATTACTGGGTTAGCCTCCCTAGCCGAGCTGAACGCATCATTTTCAGAGAAGTCATATCCAATATCACCTAAGGTGCTGTGCTCTCCAAAAGTGCTATAAGTCATAGCAGCTCTACGAGTTAGAGTTGGCTTGATAGAGGCCGTAGTATCTGTATAGCTCTTGGCGATATTTGCGCCATACATTACTACCTGAAATGACGTAGTCGATGCAGGTGCCCCGTAGACAGTAAAGT